TTATATACGCGCGAGGGATAAAGATGGTTACATCTAATTTTTAGGGAGATTCAGAGATGTTAGAAAGAGATGTTGAAAGACGATTAGTCAAAGAAATTAAAAGCCTAGGGGGGTTATGTTATAAATTCGTATCTCCAGGAATTGTGGGGGTACCAGATAGGATATTAGTGTTAGAGTCAGGAGTGATTATATTTACCGAGATAAAAGCAGATAAGGGTAAGTTGACTATGGCACAGAGAAGTCAGATAAGTAAAATTAGGGGACGACACCAAAGGGCCGTAGTTGTCTATGGCATACCTGGAGTTGAAAAACTAGTTGACCTTATTAAGAGGTCTAGGTATGATTTAATACCGGATGAATTGAGGTGATCAAGTGAGTTTGAAATTACATCCATACCAAGCACATTGTGTGGATAAGATTTTGGAAAATGACAATATAGGCTTGTTCCTTGACATGGGATTAGGCAAGACCCTTATAACACTTACAAGTATAGATAAACTAAAATACGATAGATTTTTAGTAAATAAGGTGTTAGTTATAGCACCTAAGAAGGTGGCAGAAGCTACCTGGCAAAATGAGATTGAAAAATGGCCAGAGTTAAACCATCTAAAGGTGTCCACAGTGCTAGGAACAGAGAGGCAGAGAATAAAGGCCCTTAATACTACAGCAGATGTGTATATCATAAACCGGGAGAACGTGGTGTGGTTAGTTGATTTATACCAGAATAATTGGCCGTTTGATATGGTGGTATGTGATGAATTTTCCAGCTTTAAATCATACCAGGCAAAGAGATTTAAAGCCTTAAAATCGGTTAAGCCGCATATCAAAAGACTTATTGGGCTGACTGGAACACCAAGCCCCAATGGGCTATTAGATTTATGGAGCCAGGTATATTTATTAGATAGTGGCCAGAGATTGGGTAAAAGCTTTTTTGGGTTTAGGGCAAATTATTTTAAGTCTGACTACATGGGATATTCCTACGAGCCTGTAGAAAATACGGAAAAGCTAATCACAGACAAGATATCAGATATTTGTATCTCAATGAAGGCAGAGGATTACTTGGACTTGCCACCAGTAACAGATAATATTATCCCAGTTAGATTAACACCCAAGGCCGAGAAGCAATACAAAACTATGGAGCGCGATATGATATTGGCCGTTCCTGATGCAGAAGATATAGACGCCACGAGTGCAGCAGCTTTATCTAATAAATTATTACAGCTAGCTAATGGGGCAATTTATGATGAGGACCACAACTATCACGAGATCCATGACTGTAAGATAGACGCCTTCATGGAGCTTATAGAACAGCTAAATGGTAAAAGTGCATTAGTGTTTTATAACTACCAACATGACCTTGTAAGGCTTCAGGATGTATTAGCCAAGACTAAGTTAAGGGTTAAGAAGCTAGAGGGCCCACAGGACCAGCTAGACTGGAATAACGGCAAGATAGATATATTACTTACCCACCCAGCCAGTTCAGCTTATGGACTTAATTTACAGCAGGGTGGAAATCATGTAGTGTGGTTTGGCCTTAACTGGAATTATGAGTTATACACACAGGCTAATAAGAGACTTCACAGACAGGGCCAGACAGAAAAGGTTATAATACATCACCTGGTAACACAGGATACGAGAGACGAGGATGTTATGGAAGCCTTAAGACGTAAGGAAAACGTACAAAATTATGTACTAGACAGTCTAAAGGCTAGAATTAAGAGAGTTAAGGGGGAGTGATCATGACACCTAAGAAATACTTAGAACAGATTCAGATATTAGAGACCAAGATAAATTTAAAAAAGGACCAGATACTAGAGGAGAGAGCAAGGGCCCAGTCGTGTACTGCGGTAATGTTTGAGAGAGTCCAAACCTCACCTCGTGAAGATAGCCTACCCAACATAATTAACAGAATTTGTGAGTTTGAAAAGGATATGGACAACCTAATTGATGAACTGATTGACTTAAAACGTGATATAATAGCTAGGCTAGACCAGATGACTAATTCAGACCATATCAGGATTTTAGATATGAAATATCTTAAGGGCAAGAATCTAGTTGAGGTAGCGTGCGAATTAAACTACAGCTACAGGCAGGTTAAGAGAAAGCACGGATGGGCCTTGGAAGAATTCAAGCAATTTATGTAAAGATGTCCCCTAATGTCCCCGTAACATGTGATATTATGGTAGTGTGGAAGTATAAAGGTTAGCCAGTAAGTAGTTTCATATAATCTCTAGGGCAAAAGCCTTTTACTTCCACCACTAAATTAGGAAGTTACGAGAACCTCCTTGACTTATATATTTTGAAAAAGGCATCCATCTGGGTGTCTTTTTTCTGTGATAAAAAGTAACAAAATACACACCTAAAAAGAAAGGGGGTGAGATCAATGGCTAGAGGGAATTCAATTGCGCAGAGAGTAAATAGAACACCTGGGTCACGTAGAAGTAGAGGACAGGTAGCTAACAGAAGAAACGCAGCGCGAAATATTTTTAGAAATAAATCAACAGGCGGAGCAGGGGGCTAAAACATGAATTCAAGAGTTAAAAATAAGAAATCTCATAAGAAAGTAAATAGACCTCTTCACGATAAAAAGAAGGTAAAGTATGGGGAAAAATAATTTATATTACACTCTTGAAACTGCTTCAAAGATAACAGATAGTGTCCTTGTTGGCTTTAGTGGCGGCAAGGACTCTGTTGTTACCTTAGATTTGTGTATGAAATATTTTAAAAATGTGGTGCCGTATTTCATGTACCTGGTGAAGGGCTTAGAGTTTCAGGAAAAAACAATAAGATACTATGAGAATAAGTACGATGTTGAAATGCTTAGGGTGCCACACTTCATGTTGTCTGACTTCTTACGTTATGGCAGTTTTAGAATGCCTGATTTAGATGTCCCGATAATTAAAACAGTAGATCTATATAACTACATGAGAAATGAGACAGGTGTATATTGGATATGTGCAGGTGAAAGAATATCAGATAGTATCGTAAGACGAGCAATGATAAAAAATAGTGGAACCATAGACAGTAAGAGAGGGCGTATATATCCGGTTGCACAATGGAATAAGTCAAATATCATGAGTTATTTAAAAATAAATAAATTGCCATTAAGTCTAGAGAATAAAACTTTAGGCTTTTCTTTTAGGTCATTAATGGGTGAAGATATGATCAAAATAAAGGAATGTTTCCCTGATGACTTTGAAAAAATCAAAAGAGATTTTCCTTTAATTGAGGCATCAATTAAGAAGGAGTTGATTATATGAGTAAAACAGAAAGCTACGAAATGCGGGTAGTTAAGCGAAGTGAAATAAACTTAGCCGACTACAACCCTAGACAGATAGACAAAGAGACCCGCAGTAGGTTAAAGAAGGGGTTAAAGAAGTTTGGACTGGTGACCCCGCTACTGGTCAATGGGTCTGACATGACATTAATTTCTGGGCACCAGAGAATTGGTGTTATGGATGAACTGGAGAAATACCCTGATAATGACTATGAAATTAACGTATCAGTGGTTTATCTTAGTAAAGAGGATGAAATGGCCCTTAACGTACAGATGAATAATACATCAATGATGGGTGAATTTGATGTGGCAGGGCTAACTAACATGATTGATCTGGGGGCTAATGTATCCGACTTCGGATTTTCCGAATCTGATATAGATATTATGTTTGGTGATAACCCTGATATAGTAGATTTTCTAAGTGACAGTGAAGAAGTTGAAAAGTCGAAAGAAGAGATCCAAAAAGTCAGAGAACATAGACAGGAGATGACGAAAGAACAGAAAGAGCAAAACTCTGCAAGCTATTATTTTATAGTTGTTTGTGCGTCTTCCGGTGAGAAAAAAGAATTGATGAATAAAATGGGTGTTCCTGAATATGAAGAATTTGTAGACAGTAAATATTTGGATAGATTGAATTAAAAAAAAGAGCGCCTTAGCACTCTTTAAATAGATCTAGATTTATTAGACCCAAGTCATGCCAGTATTCTAGTAATGACTCATAGTCGTTAATGTCCAGATATTGAATTAAATTGTCATCAACATTGAATAAACGTTGTTGACCGTTAATTTTGATAGGCTTGATGTAGCGCAAGTTGTTCAATTTCCACGAATAACCAGTTTTATTTTTTTTAACATCAAAAAGGTTAACAACAGCTATACAGTATCCACTAACTAGCAGGCCTTTTGCAGCTTTTGGCAAATTTTTATTTGCATGAATTAAGAGGTCGCCTCTATGTGTGGTTGACCACGATCTAAATTCAGTTTTTTTGTCACCTGAAGCAACAAGATCGGCCCAATCGGGTCTTAAAGAAATGCATTTCACTTAATAATCACCTCTTCTTTTAACAGTATTATATATTAATATACCACAAAACGTGACGTTTTTCAAGAGAAAAAAAATAATTGCGAAAGAGGGTGATTCAGTGCAAAGGCCATCTAATAAAAAACCGAAATTTGATGATATTGTTCAACCTGAATGGCTAGCATATGTTTGCTACCTCTACAGGGATGAACATTTAACTGATGATGACGTGGCGAAAAAGCTGGGCATAAACAGAAAAACACTTTATGAATGGCGGAAAAAGTCAGATAAATTAAATAATGCGATAATGCTTGGTAAGGAAGTTACAGACCAGCAAGTAGAAAACGCCCTATATAAGTCAGCTTTATCAGGAAATGTTACAGCTATGATTTTTTGGTTGAAGAATCGAAAGCCAAAAATGTGGTGTGATGTCAACAGAATTGATGTGAACACTGAAAATAAGAAATTTGATGACGTGATAAGCCAGTTAGGTGGTGAGGGACTAGATGAATAAAGATACAATGCCGCTATCACCTAAATATATAGATTTTTGCAACACTGTTACCGGTGTTGATGTTGATATTTTAGAGGGAACAACCGCTTCTGGTAAAACTACAGTTGGTGCAGGTGTAAAATTTATGCGTATGGTGTCTAGATCAAATAAGAAACTTCACATCATAGCAGCTAAAACTACCGGAGTAGCTGAAAAGAACATACTAAACCCAGATTATGGGATTTTAGATATCCATTCCAATGCTGAATACTATGGCAATGGAGACAAGTCTGATAAAATCCCACACATTAAGTTTGAGGGTAAGATAATTTATATCCTAGGGTATGACAATAAAGAGAAGTGGAAAATGGCCCTAGGTGGTCAGTACGGTTGTGTGTATATAGATGAGATTAACACCGCAGATATAGAGTTTTTACGTGAGGTTTCATCAAGAAATGAATACATGATGGGGACATTAAATCCTGATGACCCGAGTTTGCCTGTGTATGATGAATTCATAAATAGATCCAGGCCGTATAAGAAATATAAGGCAGATGTCCCACTTGAGATTATGGAAGATCTAGAAAAAGTAGAGCCGACACCTAAGTGGCGATATTGGTTTTTTACTTTTAATGATAATCTTAGTTTATCCCCCGAGGAGATAGAGAAGAAAAAAAGGTCAGTACCTAAAGGGACCAAGCTGTATAAGAACAAGATACTGGGTCTGAGGGGTAGAGCGACAGGGCTGGTATTCCCTAACTTTGACAGACAAGTTCATGTAAAATCAGAGAGGTGGCTTAGAAATAGGTTAGATGAAAAGTACTGTAAAGAGCATAAAATAAAGCAGTGGAAATTGGTATATTTTACAGGCGCATTAGATACAGCATATTCAAGCGAAAGCCCTGATACATTTGCTATGAGTTTTCAAGGAATTACTGATACAGGTGTGTTGATATACCTTGAAGAAGAGGTATATAACAACGCAAAGTTAACGCAGCCACTGGCGCCTAGTGATATAGCGCCTTTATTTTATGAGTTCCTGGAAAGAAATAGAACTAAGTGGGGGTTTAGCCCTGATAACTTTATAGATTCAGCAGACCAGGCCACAATGACCGAAATTAACAAGTTTAGGCGTAGAAACCCAAAGGCGTCTGTGTATAGATTTAATAATGCATGGAAGAAGATGACCATAATAGATCGTATCCATCTGATGTTAGGTTGGTTAAACCATGATGATGGCCAAGATCCATATTATTATGTACTTGACCACAATACACACCATATAAGAGAGATGGAGATCTATAGTTGGAAAGAAGATAAATACGAGCCAGAAGACCGTAACGACCACACAATAAATAGTGGCCAGTACGGTTTTATTCCATATAAATTTAGTATAGGAGAGAGGTGATAAAGTGATCAATGTTATAAAAAATAATACTGATATACCAGTTAATTTGACAGAGTTAATCAGTTTTAATAATAACTGCATTAAAAATAGAATTTGGTATAGAGGTGACCCGTCAGAGTTAGAAGAATTCTTTAAGTCAGCTATTAACTCAGATAGTGTAAGTAAGGCTAGATTTTGGGCGTCTGTCCCGGCCAGTGGTACCATAAGAAAATTCCACAGTGGAATATACGCAACTATTATTGACTCTATCACCGATTTAATATTAGGTGATTATGAGGGGTTACAGGTTGGAGATTTACAGGATGGAAAAAACCAGATATTGGATAGCTGGGAAGAAATAGCCAAGGACAATAACTTTGATAGTGAACTATTCAGAGACGCGATTACTGATACATTGATTGTTGGTGATGGCGTTTTTAAATTTTCTTACGATAAGGAAATTTCGGATTACCCTATTATAGAATTTGTATCGGGTGAGGATCTAGAAATATTAGTAAAAAGAGGTAGACCTGTTGAATATAGATTCTATAGTCACTACAAAAAAGACAGTAGGAATTATAAGCTTGTTGAGTCCTATAAAAAGGGCGCCATAGAGTACAGGCTGGTAGATGAGCACGGTAAGGAAGTGCCAATATCAACCGTTGAGGAAATAAAAGACTTAACAGATGTTACCTGGTCGGGTGACTTCTTTTTGTGTGTACCACTAAGATTTTATAAGTCCCCTAAAGATAGAAACAGAGGGATGGGAATGCTGGACCGTAAAAGCGATAATATAGATGCACTAGACGAGGTAGTCTCACAGTGGATAGAAGCCATAAGAGACGGTAAGGTGAAAACTTATATCCCTGAATCTCTTTTACCTAAAGACCCTGAAACAGGTAGGGTGTTATCACCAAGCTCATTTGACAACAAATTTATAAAAACTGACACGCCTATGAAAGAGGGCCAGCCAGATAAGATCGAACAGGTGCAGGCAATTATTAACTATGACGCCTTTGTAAATACATATGCCAGCCTTTTAGACTTAGTGCTACAAGGGATAGTATCGCCATCAACTCTAGGAATCGATTTAAAAAAGACAGACAATGCAGAGGCCCAGAGAGAAAAAGAAAAGACCACACTAAAGACTAGGGGTAAGATAGTTGATACTCTTATGGAAGTTATTCCACAGGTGGTTAATACTGCTCTGATAACACAGCAAATCATAGAGAACAAAGGCGTAGGTGTTGTTGTGCCGGATAATGATGTGTCTTTGTTGTTTGGTGAATATGCAAGCCCGTCATTTGAGGATAGAGTAGATACTACATCTAAGGCAGCTGCTGCTAATATCATGAGTATTGAAAGGCAAGTAGATGAGTTATGGGGCGATAGTTTAACTCCTGAAGAAAAAGAAGAAGAGGTTGAAAGAATAAAAGCCTTAAGAGGGGTAAGCCTTGTTGAAGAAGATCCTGAAGATGTACACGATTTAGGTGGTGATCCAATTGAAACGGAGCCGGAAGAAGAATCTAAGAACGAATAGCCAGCCCTGGGATGACATAACCTACATCTACCAGAAGATGGAATTAGACCTAGTCGTGTCTATGAAAAGAAACTTGGTCAAACATGAGAAGGAAGAAATGAAACACGGCTTTAAGTGGGAGCAGTGGCAGGCTGCCAAACTTAGAGATATGGAAAGATTTAGGAAAGAGAATCAAGATATTATAAGTTCTTATGATCCTGAAATTGAAAAAGTAATACAGACAGCACTGATAAATACCTATGATATGGGGGTTAAATTAGCCACTGACAGCCTCATAGAAGCCGAGCAATTAAATCTTGATAATAATATTAGGATAGCTTTACCAAAACCAACAGAGCCTGTCGTAGAGCCTCACAAATTAACACCAAGTGAGTCAGTAACTAAGGAAGAAGCTAAGCAAGCCTTAAAAGAGTTTGAGATGTCAGGTAGAGTAAAAGAAAATGTATTTTTTAGAGTCAATGATGACAAGCTAAAAGCCTTGATCAAGGAAACAAAGAAAGCTGTAGCAGACCCAACAAAGGCTATCTTGAGATACCAGGATGACCAATACAGACAGATTATAACCAGGGCTCAGGTAGGCTTATCTAATGGAAGCTTAACACTTGAACAAGCTATAGACCAGGCCACAAGTGATTATCTAAGAGCCGGAATATCTAACATAGAGTATAAAAATGGTAATAGGGTAAATATAGCAGATTATGCCACTATGTGCCTAAGGACATCTAACCATAAGGCTTTTTTACACGGTCAGGGTGCTAAAAGAAAACAGATAGGTGTTACAACAGTTTTGGTATCACAACACCTAACTGCATGCCCTTTATGCGTACCTTGGCAAAACAGGGTCTTAATTGATGATATATTCAGCGGAGGAAGTAAGGAAGATGGACCATATCCACTACTAAGTGAAGCGGTTGACGAGGGGTTATTACATGTTAATTGCCAGCACAACCTAAATACATTTTATCCTGGCATAAGCACAATACCCCCAACGCTTGACCCCGACAAAGTAGACGAGGCTTACAAAGAAACTCAAAAACAAAGACGTATACAAAGAGATATTAGGCGTCAAAAAAGAGTGGTGGCAGGAACAACAGATTTAACGAACTTCAACAATGAAAAAAGAAAGTTAGATAGGCTAGAAGAAAAAGTATCTGAAAATGACCCAAGTAAAACAAAAGTAAGAGAATCAAGTACCCAAAACACAAAAAAGAGCTTGATGCAAAAAGCCATAAGTGATAAAATTGAAGCCACAAGGAAGTATATAAAATCTGATGAGTGTATTAAAAAGATTCAGGAGGGTAGGCAAGGTAAGCACATAGTTGGTCATAATAATTATGATGGCAAGAGTTATTTAGCTGATGGAGTAGACCCACAAAAACTTGTTGATGAATACCACGGAACTGGAGATTTAAAGATAACTAATCCAAATAAAAATTGGACTAAGAAAGAATTCATTATGTCCAATAAAGTGATAGGATATGATGTCGACCCAGTTACTGGAGAAATAACACCTACAAGATATTTTTCAATACACTATTCAAAGAATGGTACACATATTGTTCCTAGAAAGGAGCCGAATAATGGTAAGTCTAGAGGAAATGAGAAAAGCTGAGGGGCATCAAATTAGAGTTGTTTACACCACTGGTGAATCAGGAGAACATTATTGTTCGTATTATATGCATCCAGCTGATGATGAAGAGGAAGCAGCTATTTTTATAGATGAACACTATATTGCCGAGCAGCCGGATATTAAAAGTATTACAATTCTAGATTAGGCATCTTAACAGAAGTTAGGGTGTCTTTTTTAATACAAAGAAAGAGAGAGGTAAAGTGATGACGAGAATAAGGATAAAAATGAAATTGATTAGATTGATACATTCGGCCTCTTAACAATGCTCAATAGGATGTACATAGGCTAACGGACGCGTTGGCCGCTATATATTAGTCCTAGGTATGACTTTAAAAGGCCCATTTTTATTACAACAAATTACTCAAGGCCAAGAGAATAAAAATGCCAACTACATACTGGAACCAGCCAGAATAAAAAGGAGAGTAGATAATATGAAGTGGTTAGAAGAAATATTGAAAGATGTTGAGGGTAAGGATGACATCATAAAAAATATCAAAAAGGGTATAGGTGAAAACTTTGTATCCAAGGCGGATTTCAATGCAAAAAATGAGGCGGTTAAGACTCTAGAAAAACAAGTAAATGAGAGAGACGAACAGCTAGAAACTCTTAAGAACTCTAAGGAAGATACGGAGACTTTAAAAGCTACGATTGAATCCTTGCAGAAAGAGAATAAGACTAATGCAGAACAGTACCAGGCAGATTTAAAGGCTATGACCTTAGATACTGCTATAAAACTTGCCATAGCAGGTAAGGTACATGATGAAAACTTAGTTACCGGGTTGTTTAACAAAGAGGCTTTAATCGTAGGTGAAGATGGTAATATCATAGGCTTGGACGAGCAGTTAAAGGGCCTACAAAAGGACAAGGGCTTTTTATTTAAAGAGGCTGGAGACCCAGACGATTCTAATGCTGGTGGCATAGACTTTAAATTTGGGGCAGGTAAGAACGAACCTAAGCTGACTGAACAGGCCTTAAATGAGGCTTTCGGCCTACCGTCTGAGAAGTAGAGAGGAGAATTAAACAATGAGTTATAATTATGCGGAAAGATTTGAAAGACAGATTGAGAATAAATACAAGCACGGGCTAACAAGTGCTGATATGGCGGCGAATAAAAAGTATAAGTTTATCGACGCACAGACAATTAAGATTCCAACAATAGCTCTATCAGGCTATAAGGACCATAAGAGAAATGGTGACGTGAATAAGGGTACAATCACTAATGATTGGACACCTTATAAGCTGACTCATGATAGAGACATAGAATTCTATGTTGATGAGATGGATGTTGATGAAACTAACCAGGTGCTAAGTGCCGGAAATATAACATCAGCTTTCATGGAAGACCAGGCTATTCCTGAAACAGATGCCTACAGGTATTCTAAGCTATATGCAGACGCTAAGACGCATGGCGCTAAGATAGATAATACTGTACTTACAGTCAACAACATCCTAGAAGTATTTGACAAGGCAATGGAATATATGGATGAAGCAGGTGTACCATCTGAGGGTAGAAAGATGAAGGTAACACCAGCAGTATACAGGATGCTTAAAAATGCCGAAAAGATTCAGAGAACACTAGAGGTTACTGGTGATGCAAATATTAACAGGAATGTCAGAAGTTTAGATGAAGTATCCATCGAAAAAGTGCCATCTGATAGATTTAAGACTGTTTATGATTTTGCTGATGGATTTAAACCAGGTGGGTCAGCTAAGCAAATGCATATGATGATTTATCATACATCAGCAATAATCGCACCAATTAAGGTTCAGGATGTGTATTTGTGGCCTAAGGGGTCTACACCTCGTGCTGCTTTTGGGTGGTTGTATCAGAATAGGTCATTCCAGGATCTATTTTTAATCAAGCAGAAAAAAGAAGGGCTGTATATAGTATCTGAAGCAGAATAGGGGGTAAATCATGTACGCAGTAAAGGGAAATAGAGAATATAAGATTGATGAAGTTGAAAAGGATACCTATATAGCTAATGGGTATTCGATTTATTCTGATGAATTAGAGCTTGTGGAAGCTCCAGGAGACAGTGTATCAGAGGTAGAAAAGCTTAAGGCTGAAAATAAGAAGCTTAAGGCTGAAAATACAAAGCTAAAGAATAAGCTAAAAGGCACACAGGGTCAGTCAGAAGATAATCAAGAATCAGAGGGGCAGTAATTTTTATTGCCCCCTTTATTTTAAGGTAGGTGATAAAGATGTATGCCACAATAGATGATTACGTTAGATTAGGATATGAGGAATTAGATGATAAAACAGAAGTTTACCTGGAAAGGGCATCTAGACAGGTCAACATAATATGTTTTGGTCGTATAAATGGCTACGGATTTAGTAATCTTACAGATTACCAAAAGTCACTAATTAAAGAAGCTGTGTGCGCACACGCAAAATTCTTGTGTGACTACAAAGACTATTTAGATATGCCACTTAATAGTTTTTCGATATCAAAAACATCAATGAATTTTGGTGATATTGGGGTCAGTATTAGTGGTATTAGAACTTCAAAAGAAGTCGTGGAATACCTGAGAGGGACAGGCTTGACCTGTAGGGTGCTAAGATGATAGGAAAATTTCCAAAACCACCTAGTATTATGATGAATACTGATATTGAGGTAATACAAGAAATAGATGGCGAGGATGGCGTCACAGAGGATTTAGTGTATAAGGGTAAATGTTACTATGAAGAATCTATAAGACGCGTTCTAGACGAAAATAGACAGGTTATAGAGCTATCAGGGATTGCCATTGTATACACCAACTTAGTCTTTAACAAGGCCTTCATCAGAATTGATGGAAAGACCAGGACTATTTACAGAACATCTAGACCAAGAAATCCTGATGGCTCTGTTTATTCAACTGAAATGGAGTTGATTTAATGACTAAGGTAAAAGTAGAAATAACCCTAAATCAAGAGGTTATAGATAAGATTAAATCAGCAGCAACACCCACGCTAGAAATGACTATGGATGCCTTAGCTACTGAAATAGAGAGTAAACAGGTAGTGCCATTTAGAGATGGTATATTAAAAGACTCTGAACATCATGGGGTAGTAGACAACGAGGGTTACATATCGTGGGATACCCCTTATGCTAGACGATTATACTACCACCCTGAATATAATTTTAGTAAGGATAAGCATATCAATGCCAGGGGCTTATGGTGTGACTACTGGCAATATGGGGATGGTAGAAAATGGTTAGCTAATACAGTGGGGATCTTCTTGAAAATGAATTCAGGGGGTGTGATTAAGTGATAACATCTTCTAATGTAAAAGATTATCTAAAAAGTAAGATAGACGGTGTGGACCGTTGGTACAGTGGTTCCCTAAGAAGCAATGATGTAAAAGGTATTTGTGTGTATTCTAAACCATCTATGGGCACCAATAAGGTGTGTGTAGGGGGATTAGAAAATACAAGTACCTTTATACAAGGCTATTCAGTCTTGATACATTGGACGAAAAATACCATTGAGACAGAGCTAAAATCAATGGAAATTTACAATGCTTTATGGGGTCAGAATCCAGTTATAAACGGGCACCGAGTTATTAAAATCGATTTAAGAGACGCAAACCCAATAGGGTTAGGAGTTGATGACAACGGGATTTATGAATACGTAATCAACTTCGATATATTATATGAAAGGTAGGTAAAATATGCCTAAGAATAATGGACTAGCTGGGGTTTATCCAGTATACAAGATAAAATTTAAAGTCGGCATTAAAGGAACAAAGTCACAGGCTGCCGACATGAAGATAATAAAGGACCTTGAAACATTTTCGCTATCTATTGATGGTAACGTAGAAGAGTGGACACCAATGGATACGGACGGATGGGTAAGGCGCCTTATGACAGGTAAGGGCTTTAGTATATCCCTAAACGGTAAGAGGCATGTAGGTGATGATGGTAATGACTATGTGGCTGATGTAGCGTGGAAGGATGGACTTGACTGCTCTACAAAGGCAGAAATTGAATTCCCTAACGGATCTAAGTTAGCTTTTGACGCGATAATTGACGTTAAGAATGTAGAGGGTGCAGATTCAACAAATGTTGCACCACTTGAATTTGACCTAATGAGCGATGGAAAGCCACAGTTTACACCAGCACCACAGGCTTAATTAAATAGGTCTTAGTGGTTATAGTTTTATAGATTATTTTATGTGAGGGTCATGGTATATGTGGCCCTCTTTATTTTAAGATAGGAGATTTATATATGGCTAAACAGTTTTATGATATATCAAGCAAGTTGACTAGGCAAAAGCCAGTAATTAAATTTGAAGAGGGTAAGGAGTTTAAAGTAAATAGTTCTCTTAAGGGGGCTATTGCTATCCAGGGAATAGCCGAGAATGAAAAAGACAATTTAAAATTGCTAAGAGAAATCGTGTCTATAGGCATAGGGGTTGAAGGTCTTGAATATGTTGAATCGCAGGATTTCACAATCCCAGACTTACAGGCTATAGTAGAGGCAATATCTAACGCAATGATGGGTCTTGATGATGAAGAGGGGGAGTCTCAGGAAAAAAAGTTAGATGGTACGATCTTGTAGAAGATTGGGACCTGATAGAGGCTTCATTTGTGACACAGTATGGTATCAGGCTTAGAGAGACAGATATGCAGTGGGATGAGTTTTGTACACTACTTAGTGGAATTATGCCAAAGACCCCACTAGGCCAAGTCGTATCCATAAGGTCAGAAGAAGATAAGGAAACATTAAAGATTTTTAATGAACACCAAAGAAAAATAAGACAAGACTGGAGACGTAAGCAAGCTAGATTAAGTACAGAAGAAGAAAACGAATTGATGATGAAGAAACTAGAGCTCATGTTTGAAAAAGCATTTGGGTAGATATAGACAGCAATAGAAAGTGAGGTGATTGGTATGTCAGATAGTGTAGGTACAGTAAAGCTTGGAGTTGAGTTAGACGCAGATATCTCTGAATCACTTAGCAAAGTGACCGACTCAATAGCCGGGAAGATAAAGTCCATGTTTGAAACTCCAGAAGGGGCTACTAAGATGGGTGAAGCTTTTGCCAAGAGTATGGAACAGTCCACAGCCAAGATGGATAAAATCATGGAAAAAGTCGATACTGGCATGGAACAGACAGTGACTAAAGTTGATGTGGCGCTACAGAAGATGATTGGTGGCATTAGTAAGGCCGTTGATATCCTTATGGAAAAGCTAAAAGCACTAAACACTCAGCAGATAAACCCCGGGCAAGATGTCATACCTAATATCAGTGATAAGATAAGCATACCACAACCGAGGGCACCACCGATTAAGACAAATATTAAGGCAGATATACAATATTACCAGGAACAGATAGCCCTGATTAAAGAAACAATCAATCTACAAGAATCCGCAGCAGATAGGCACATTAAGAAAATTAAAGAGTTAGAGGCCGAATATAAAAAGGCTGCAACATCAATGAAAAGTGTTGGTGGACAGGTTAAAGAAGTATTTGACCCTAACACAGCTAGCGCAAAAAAACTGGCCGCTGAGATTTCTAAAGAAAATCAGGCAGTAGATAAGATAGGAATAAGTATTGGTAATTTAAACTCTAAACTTAGTCAGACAGAAAGACATATGCAGATGTTACAGGATAAGGCAGATAGTGCTACTTCGGGAGTAACTAAAGCCGTATCTAAAACAAATTCACGTCTAAAAAGTATCACTAACAGGACTTTTAGGGGCATGCGGTCTGCTATGATGTTGCCGTTTAAGCCGACCATCAATGGCTTTAAAAGACTAGGCAGAGCCGCTCAAAACGCAGGAGAGAGAGGTAGCAAAAGTCTAGGAACATTAGATAAGTCATTTTGGAGAGTATTCAGGCGACTATTTATAATCGGCACAATATCTAAAATGCTAAGAGGTCTTACGGGGTATATAGGTGATGCCTTAATGGCCAATGAAAGATATAGGGCTTCTCTAGATACAGTTAAGTTAAACCTTGCAGCTGCTTTCCAACCAATCATGGATATTATAATTCCTGCTTTGGTAAATTTGATGTCTTGGCTGGCTAAGGCAACCGGATATATGGCGGCCTTTATAGCCACAATGTTTGGGACAACTTATAAGGCTAGTGTACAGGGGGCTAAACAGCTTAATGCCCAGACGGCGGCCTATAAGGAAATGGGTAAGCAGTCACAAAAGACTGCCAATAAAGTCAAGAAGTCAGCTAAGGAAATGATAGGATCCTTGGCCGGATTTGATGAGATCAATACGATTAATTTGAAATCAGATGCTGAAGATGTTAAATCGGGAGAGAGTGACGCACCTAGTTGGGTTAATGCTGCCACTACTGAAATCGGTGATACATCTGCATTTGATAAATTTAAGAAGATACTGGATGGTATATTTAAGCCATTTAAGGAGTCTTGGGCAAATGAAGGTCAAAATACAGTAAATGCCTTTAAATATGCCATGGGTGAAATCTCTGAACTTGCAAAATCAGTAGGTAGGTCTTTGTATGAAGTGTGGACCAATGGCACTGGAACCCAAATGTTAGATTCCATACAGCGCTTATTACAGAGTATATTACTACTAATAGGCGATATAGCCAAGTCGTTTAGGTTAGCATGGGATGACGAGGGCAGAGGTACACAAATTATCCAAAATATAGCTGATGGAATAATTAATATCATTCAGCTATTTGAAAGTATAACAAACAGTATACGAGAGGTATGGGGGACTGTTGGTGATGAAATAGCCGTTAATTGCCTTGATATACTGGGTAATATAACACATCTGTTTTCGCAAATACCAAAGACTTTTAAAGAGTCTTGGGAAAAGAACCAGATAGGTACAGAATTCCTACAGCATATAGGAGATGGATTTAATAACATACTTGGCCTAATAAATGATGTAACTGGGTCTTTAGATGGTCTATGGGCTAAGTTTGGACCAGCTATCACTGATACGGTCATGCAGTGCCTAAATGCTACATCTGGGCTGTTTGAGTCTATGACAATAGGCTTTAGAGGTGTTTGGGATAATGGTGGAAATCATCTATTTGAGTCAATAGGAAGACTTGCAACAAGACTATTTGAATTAGCTGGGCGCATATATTCTGAATTTATAGCCCCGGTAGCAGGAAAGTTTTTAGAGATTCTAGGACCTGCAATTGGTAAGGTGCTAGATATAATAGCTTCACTGTTAGATAAATTTAGTGAACTTATTGAGTGGATCCTACAGGAAGGTAATCCAGCATTCGATTTATTGTGTGGTGCAATAGCAGGTGCAGGAGCAGCCCTGTTAACATATAAGGGTTATCTATTAGCGACGAGTATTGCACAAACTGGTCTGGGAACAATTTTGTCAGCAAACTTAGCTCCGGCATTGGGGTTAGTTACGAAGGCATTTGCTTTTATCTGCTCGCCTATAGGGGCTGTTACACTAGCCATTGGTGCTGCAGTAGCAATAGCAGTAGTACTGTGGAAGAATTGGGATAAGATAGGTCCTGAAATTAAAAAGATATGGGAAGGCATAAAAAAGGCCTGCGTCGATATATTTACTGGCATAGGCAAGTTCATATCCGATACGTGGGATAGCATAGTTAAGGGAGTTACCGAGTTTGGCTCTAAAGTCCTAAAGGGCTTAGGCGACCTAGTAATGACCATATTAAAGGGTGCGACTGAATTTATGGCCAAGTTCGTTGCCTGGTACATAAACCTTTGGGCTGAAATAATACGACTATGCGGTGAGGGAATCTCTAAGGCGCTAAAAGCTATAGTAGACTTCTTTGCCAAGTTCCTGACTGCTGGATGTGACCTAGTAAGGCATATTGCCAGGGGTATAGGCAACACAATGAGTAGTGCAGTCACAGCTATGGCCAATGTCGGAAGAAGTATATTTAATGCCATTAAGAGTATTAACCTTTTCAGTATAGGTAAAAACCTAATCATAGGGCTGTGGAATGGTATATCATCTGCAGCTGACTGGATTTTAGATAAACTAGGTGGATTCTGTGACAGGGTAGTTGACACTGTGTGCGACTGGTTTGGTATTCATTCGCCATCAAGAGTATTTAGGGACCAGATAGGTAAGATGATTCCTAAGGGTATGGCTATAGGTATAGAAGCTGAATCCGGTAAGGTTATGGACGCTATGAAAGACTTAATGAATATCCCAGAACTTTACCAACCTGAACTCTCATTTATGGGAGATACAAAACCTCAACCACCACCAGATAAGGATGGCATTATTAAAGAGATAATAGACCTTATGGGTGGAAATGACAACGACAATCCGCAACCAAAGACCATTAATATAGTCTTAGAATTAGATGGAGAAGTAATTGGTAAGAAGTCAGTTGAGTATATAGATGATGTGCAAAAACGTACAGGAAAGCCAGTATTCACTTAGAGAGGGGGAAACTTTACATGATAAATATAAATGGATTTGATGTGACTAAGTACGCAAAGCCGTATAAGGTATCACTACAAGACCTAGATTCAGACTCCTCTGTCAGAAATGTAAAGGGTGAAATGATGAGGGATAGAATTGCGGTTAAACGAAAGATTGAACTTGAGTTTGGCCCTTTGCAAAGTGATGATATAAGGGCAATCTTGGGGGCTATTACCGGGGTATTTTTTAATGTCTCATTTATAGACCCCCTAGAGGGTCAAATGACCAGACAGATGTACTGTGGTGATAGAAGCGTGGCTTTATACAACAGTAATACAGAACTTTGGACTGACCTTAAGTTTAACTTGATAGAAAGGTAGGTGATGCGCATGGAGAGTAAGATTATCAAAGAAGCTTTTTCAAAACCAGCAAGGGAGCTTAGGGCAAAAGTGACAATCGGAGATAAAGTATTTACTGATGAACACTTAGAAAGCATAAGAGCCGTAACTGGTCTGTCAGAGAGTAATGATTTTGAAGTAGGAACTGCCTTCATGGCATCAGCTACTATAAAACTAGTAGATAAATACGAAAATTTCAGAGAATCAAACTTTAAGGATAAACTGGCAAAAGTAGAGATTGGGGTTAAAACACCCCAGGACTTTGACTTTACGTCAATAGGTGAGTTTATTGTGGACTCAGTAGGTAGTAATATGAAAAGTTGGGAGTTAAAGTGTTACGACAGGATGCATAAGTTTAATGTTAAGTATGATTGCAAATTAACTTTCCCAACATCCCTTAAAAATATAGTGTTAGATATATGTAACATCTGCAGCGTTGAACCGTCAGACAACATCAAAAACTCTGCTCTACTTGATAGAAGTATTAAATTTAAGCCTAATTTTTATGATATGACCGCAAGGGAAGTTTTAGCCCAGGTAGCTGAGTTAATATGTGCGTGGGCTTATATAGACGTTGATTCTCAGAAACTGTATATAAGCAGCTATGCTGTAGATGATGAAATTAAGATAAATGATGACAACTTAATTTCATTTAAAGAGTATAAGAACACAAGTAATTCTGACTGTAAAATTCTTTTGGATAGTGTCAAGATAATCCAAAATGGGGCTGATGATGCAGACTACAACCCCGGCAGCTCCATGAAATATCATATCGTGGATAACATGTTTATCCAGGGTAATGGGGCTGACTACATTGATAATGCTAAGAAATCTTTTAAATTCAATGAACTATCAGCCCTTTCCATAAAATACAACGGAAATCCAGGACTGAGACCGGCCAGATGTGTTAAGGTAATTAGGGCAGGTAAGGAATATAACTTCCTTCCGTTAGTTCGTAAGCTTACCTATAACGGTGGTTTAGTTGAGGATTGTGAGTGTAAGCAGATTAACTATGATCCAGCTAATCGCAGAAAAGAGATTGTCAGACATGTGGAGAAGATAAACGCCCTACTAAAAGTTATGGATGATAAGATTCAGTCTAAGGTGGGGACAGAAGATTTTCAAACACTAGTTGAACAGACAAAAGAAGAGATAAAATTACTTGCCAAAAACATTACTTTAGAAGGGTATGTTAAGTTCGAGGATCTAAAAAAACAAAATAAATCAACTGTTATCCACGGTGGTAACATTACTACTGGGGTGATCCAGTCAAAAGATGGTGGATTTGGTATTGATTTAGACAATAAGACTTTTTTCTTAGGGCGTGATTTAGAACATTATGCCCTACTTTTTGATGGTGAAAAACTGAATTTTGGAACTGGTGGGATTAAATCAGACCAGTTTTCAGAGGGACTAAAACAGGAGTTAAAAGGTCAGGATGGCCAGTCACAATACGTCCACACCAGGTACTCAGATAGTGGTGGAGATGTAGGGGCTATGCATGTAAATGCGGTGAATGACTCAGGAGAGCCATACAAATATATAGGATTTGCCATAACTAACTCTAGTGGTGCACCAGCCTTAAAGTCTGCGTATAAGTGGACTAAGTATGTTGGTGAAGATGGTGCCAATGGAACACCTGGAAAACCAGGAGCGGATGGAAAGACGCCATATTTTCATGTGGCGTGGGCAGATAGTTCAGATGGGTCCGTTGGATTTACAACTCATGGTGGCACAGATAAGAAATATATGGGGACTTACACTGATTTCACATTAAGAGATAGCGAAAATTATAGCGATTATACCTGGGTTCGTGTAAAAGGTAATGATGGAGAGTCTTTTAGATTTAACCTACTATCTAATGGTGATTTTCATGAGGATTTCACTGAAAGAGGACCTGGATATTATAGCATACCAGATGTGTGGCAGGTCCGAAAGAAGGAAGAACTAGATCGTGTCAAGATTCGATCTACTGACGGGCAAAATATATTAACTGTAGATGCATCTGGCAGCAATACAGTTCTCATAAATCAAATCGTTAAGCTGAAGAAAAACACTAAATACTATATGAAGATTATGGCCGCATCTAGGAATATGTGGGTGTATTACTTTGGGTCAACATATGATGACATAGTATTTATTAAAGAAGCCAATGACACAGACTTTAAAATACACAGTGGAGAGTTCACCACAGAAGCTGATACAAATTTACACGGAATACAGCTAGACTGTAGGTCTCTTAGTAAAATTAAGTGGATTATTTTATCTGAAGAACCAATAAACTCAGATAAATGGTATCCTTCACAAAAAGACTTGCAAGGCAAAGATGGCAAAGACGGAAGTTTTGAAGACCTGCCGCCTGCACTAAAAGCATGGAATGGTAAAGCGACAGAAATTTCAGGAGGATACGTATTCACTCCAGAGTTGTTTATTGGAAATGGAGCTTATGAGAATAAGACAGGCATATATGCTGGAAATAGCATAAGAACAAAATTTCAGGGTGAGTGGTACAACATAGCCGGAGCGGTGGGCATGGAAAATGGCGAAGCGAACTGGATGTTTACTCACTCGGGCAATTTTATTCTTGGAAGAAAACCTGGTGAAACTATTCAGCTAGGTTCTGATGGCAGGGCTATAATCCCTATGATAAAGACAAATATGATTGAAGCCGGTGCAATTACAGCAGATAAGATTGAGGCTGGAGCAATCACAGCAGAGAAGATAAAATCTGGTGAAATTACAACGGACTTTCTGTATCCAGGTACGAATGAAAGAATAATCCTTGAGCGTGGGTATGATCCAGGATCTAATGATTGTAAGTCAATAGATGCCAATGGGGGTGCTATTAGACTAAAAGCTAATTCAGGAACGTATATCGCTATGAGGCAATCTGGTGGGGTTGGAATGTATTCAGGCGGTGATTTGTTCTTTAATTTTAACCCTAATGAGGAGTGGATTTACAACGACGGTGAGAGATCCGGAAGTGGAGTTTTAAGCCTATATGATGCAAGAGTATCTATGGGATGGTTACAGTATTATATCTATACTGTTAGATCAGATAGACGCGTTAAGGACAACATCAAATATATTGAGGATGAATCAAAGAGCATAAATAGATCTAATATATTTGATTTTGTTAAAACAGTAGATTTGGCCACATATCAATATAAGAAATTTAGTGGAAGTAATTTATCTATGATAGCCCAGGATGTTCAACGATTTAGATTCATTCAAGATTACTTGGTGGTAAAGGACTCTGAGGGCCTACTATCAATTAATATGGGTAATTATACGGCAACCCTTCATATTGCACTACAAGAAGAAATTAAAAAGCGTGAGGCCCTGGAAGATAAGGTCAGTAGGCTAGAAGAAGAGCTAGCCGGTATTAAGAAGTTACTAAAAGAAAGGGGGATAGAGTAATGTTGCAAAGTCTAAGAAGAATAAATTTATATAAAACTGCTACTATAGATAGAGTTTTCAAAACACATGCAGGGGAAACTGCAAGGGGCATAAGACTAATTGCTAAAGATATAGATTTAGAGAGCTTAAATTTCAAGCATTATATAGAAATTAAAGGGAAGCTTTTTGAAAATGAAAGACTTGAAGTTGATTTGAAAAATAGATATATTGACGTCTATTTTCCACCACTTGAGGTGGGAAGTTATCCGTCTGAATTACTAATATATGATGGCGAAAAACTACTCAAGTCAGGAACTTTCATAATTGAAGTAGACAAGTCAATTATAGCAGGAGAAGCTGAGTCTTTAAAAAAAAAGCTAAAGGAAATTGATATTGAAAAGTTACTGTTTGAGATTGACAAGAGGCTTGATGTCCTTAAGAAATTTGATGACTTAACAGGTGATGTTGTCCTGGATAAAAGCTATAAACACACTCAAATACAGGCCAGTAAGACCTGGAATATCAAACACGATTTAAAAAAAATACCATCCGTAACGATCATAGATAGCGGAGGCAATGAAGTAATTGGCGATATTAAGCACTTATCTGAAAATGAATTGGTAATAACTTTTACCTATGAATTTTCTGGGAGTGCTATTTTAAATTAATAAATTTTGAAAGGCGGTAAAATATGAATTTACTTACGAATCTAAAAGCAAATCAAAACCAACTACTAGAAGCAGTGCTTCACTCAGTGGCAGTAGAACCTAGCCAGGCTGTAGCAGGTCAGGTCTACTACAATACCAAGAATAAGAGAGCATACGTCTATACAGGGTCTGCGTGGGTGGCTATGGATGCTAAAGATGCATCACCTACAGCGGTCAGCATAGTTAATACCATTAATGATGGTGACAAGCTGATTAATATAGATAAGATTAAGGACTTAGTAGCTAAGCTTAGTGCTGCCAATATAGTGGCGACTATTAATGATGGTACTGAAAATATCAATGCTGAAAGAATCAATGGACTAGCTAATGCCCTTGACGGTGCTAATATTGTATCTAAGATTAATGATGGAACTTCTAAAATCAACATCAGTAAGATAGATGGCTTAGAAGAAAAACTTACACCAGATAAGATAGTAGATAGTGTTATAGCAAGTGATAAGACTATCCCAACAAATAAGATTACAGGCTTAGATATTGCCCTAGCTGGTAAAGTTACAGACCAAGAAGCACAGAATAAAGCAAATACAGCTCTACAACAAGCTAAAGAATTTACTACTGCTGAAATCAATAAATTAATCAATGGTGCTGGGGAAGCTTATGACACTCTTAAGGAATTAGGTGATTTAATACAAGCTAATAAGGGTGTAGCAGAAGCTTTAACTACTCAAATAGGAAAGAAAACAGATAAGTTTGTTAAGGTTATTGGTGATGGTGCTAACAAAGAATTTACAGTTAACCACAACCTAAACACTCAAGATGTTATCGTATCAGTTAGAGAGAATACTGCTCCTTTCTCACAAGTATTGGCAGATATTGAGTTAACAGATGAGAATAATGTAAAGATTAACTTTGCAAAAGCACCAGAACAGGACAAGTATAAGGTAATTGTTATTGGATAAGAGGTGAATGGATGAAAGTATTAGGATTAATTGAACAAGATTTAGATATAGTATCTAAAGAATATGTTGACAATAAGGTTAAAGAAGTTTCTAAGGCTGGAGAGATTGTCCCAGAAGGGAAGATTAAACTAGACTTAGCGACTTTTGCGATAGCTCTTAACCCTGATGCAGATTATAAGGAGGCTTTAGACGGAGGCTACATAGGCTTTTTAATGCAATTCTTATCATCTGCTACTGATGTAGAAGGGACTCCAATAACACAAAAGCATAATACTTACCTCGATGGTAGTAAAGAAAGTATATATAGATTGCTAAAAGACGAACCTGTGATATATGTAGAGGAAGAAACTTTCGATGCAGTAATTTCATACTTAAACTCTTTATCCCCTTTAAAACTTGATGAAATGGAGTGTGAAGGTAAAATTAGGATTGATTTATCAGCCCTATATGCTATGGGAGAGGTTATAGCTCTCACTGCACCTAATGGTATGCAGATAGATAGAGAAAGATGGATGCGTCAAATTATAGCAAGGTGTACGTTCCCTTACTTACAAGAAGGGGAATCTATAGACATGACTAAAGACTTAAAAGCAATCATTTCAGAGCATAGAAAAGCTTATATATCTAAAGAAGATTATGATATCAGAATATTATTAGGAATCTCTGGATTTTCCCCTATTGGCAAGGAAAAAGGCTATGAGTTGATGAAAACTCACTATGCTATATATTTATTCTCTTTGGCTCACAGGGTAAAAAATAGTAGATTAGGACAAAATCAACAATTCTTTAAACTTATCAAAGACGGATATAGTATCAATGAATATGATGAAAGAAAAACTTTAGTTAATGGTTTAGGTTTTACATATGACGAGTCTGCTCCAGAGTCAAGCTATGATATAGATGCTCTAAGCAACTTTACCAACAAGCACCCAGAAATATATGTGCCTACTGAATTTACCGATTATGTCAAAGGTACTGCCGAAAGCACTATGGAATTGTTCGGTGCAGTAACAAATTTGATGGCATTCTACGAAGCACATAAGGATGACCCTAAAATAAAAATTGTAACTCCAAATGAATACAAAATAAATCGTAAAGACCCTGATACTCTATATATCGTAAAGGAGAGTTAATATGATTCAAGATGCTAAAGATATTAAAATAGGAGACAAACAGATTATTGAAGTTTATCTAGGCAGAGAACTTGTCTGGAAATTAGGTGGGGTCGATAGAGAGTGTTCAGGAGTCATATATACCAGTAATGCATTTGACAGGGTTTATGGTGATGGACGTAGAGCATTTGATATGATTGAAAAGGTAGTCCTTAAGGATAAGGGGCAAGGTAAATTTGATATAGACATCTATACCAAACCCTATGCTCTGAATAAGTACAACATTTTTTATATAGAAGCTATCAAGCCTGTATTTGGTGGCGGTGAAGCTATATCATATGAAAGACAAAAGCTTACAAACGCCAAGTTTAGTTTTCAAGATATAGGTTTTACTTCCCACGCTGACACTAAGGAGCTAAAAAATGTACTATATACTTCATTCTACATCACAGATGCTGTAACAGATGAAGCACGCATAAAGTACCAAAAGAGAACAAGCTCTGGCAGCAGCTTTAAGATTTTAGGAGTAGGGGATAAAAAATA